AACCTTGTGCTGATTGGCTTGCCTTGTCGCTTTCGATGTAACTAACTTCCTTCAAGTCGAACCAGAATACAACCCCCTAATTTAACTTTCTTCAAATTAATCTCAAAGCCCCCTCCTAATTGTCTTGCCGTATATAGATCACATGCGAGCTATATATGCACAGAATGTTAACCGTGTTTTTCTAGGGGGGTATGTGTGTGTAAAGCCTAAAGGGGGGTATGTGTTTAACATACTTGGCCTTCCAATTCTTCACACACCCGTTCAGAACCCCCTGAAAAACACGGTTATCCCCGGATTCCCCATGATATATGACTACAAAAGACTAGCAATATCAGTCACTTATCATGATTGCACCTAGGGTTTACGCTATACGGTGAGACAAGTGAGGGGGGTGCATGGGCCATGGGGGGGGTATACGTACGTTATATATGTACACTGCAACACACGGGGTTTTTCATTAGGTACAACCATGACGTGCATACAGATTAACAACATATTCCACTTTTGTAATGTAATAAGAAGTAACATTATTGAGCTATAAGTTGAACTAGGTTCACGTTTGGCCCATGGTATGTTACACTTTGTGGGTATCTTGATCACGAATTGTTACAGTTGATCACTTTTTGTTACAAGTAGTACATTAGCTGTTGACTCATGTGCTCCCTTTTGATATAACTTGGGGGATAAAGGGGGCTTAGTTAAACTATAAGTTAAGACTAAAGTGTTTAAACATAAAGAAGTATAAACATAAGTAGTTTAACAATAGAGTTTAACTAAGATTATAGTAACTATAATAGTAAATAACTAAAGTAGTATAGACTACATAGTTAAACTATAGATACCATACCCATTCTAGTTCAAACTACCTTGGTCCAAATGCTTACAAGCTTAGACTACATAGTTAAACTAACATCCTAATAGTATGTATACATTACAATCTGTAACAATCTGTGATAGCTATAGTATCCAAACACTGAGTTTGCGACCCTTCATAATCTGTGTTGTCTTATCTTACTCCAATAATAAAATATATAGGCATTGACAAACATGCAAAAGAAAGTACAACTAGATCCATCTGATGATGTGTTGACTACATTTTATAATGCACTTGCTGGTGGAGACTCCAGAAGTCTACGTAACATCCATATCCCTAGATCAGATGTTTTTTATGTTAGGGAAGCCATCCGTGATCAAACTGGTGTAACTTACACTCTAGATCATGTAGAGAGAGCTATGTACTTAGAGGGTCATCTACATCGTAGAGATGTACTAGATCCTGACAGAAAGAGATCTTATGCCGACAACCCCACAGAAGAAACCTAAAGCTAAGCGTGATTACACACTGAGTGGTGAGGGTAAGTACGACAAGTCTCCTAAGCGTATGGCTGATAACCGTTCTCGTAAGAAAGCTCGTTATGCTATGGAGAAGGGTGGGGTAGTTACCAAGGGTGATAACAAGGATGTTGATCACAAGGACGGTAACCCCCGTAACAATAGCAAGTCTAACCTTCGGGTACAGACACCAGCTAAGAACCGTAGTATCCCCCGCAATAGTAAGGCAGGAAAGAAATAATGTTGATGAAGCCTCTTAGTATTATGGGTCTAGTAGAAGACTTGGATATACCTACTACAGCTGAGAACAAGTCCATTGGTGAATGGCTCATGAAAGACTGGCATCTAGGTCCAGAGGAAGCTAGTGCTGATCCTAAAGCTAATGCTCCTTACTGGAAGACTATGGCATCTGTATTTAATGTTGAAGTAGATCAGGCTCGTAGACAACTCTGTGCTAACTGTGAGTACTTTGATGATAAGCCTTCTACATTGAAAGCAATGGAAGCTATTCCGTTTAACTCTTTTGATGCTGATGGTGGTGGTAGAGGATTCTGTAGTCGCTTTGGGTTTATCTGTCATAACCTTCGTACTTGCCAGGCTTGGGAAGGTGAAGATAGTTGTGGTGAGGAAGACTAGCATGGCTAAAGACCCTAGACTTACTCGTGCTGGTGTATCAGGCTTTAACAAGCCTAAGCGTACTCCAGACCACCCTAAGAAGTCCCATGTAGTTGTAGCTAAAGAGGGTGACACCATCAAGACTATCCGCTTTGGTGAGCAGGGTGCTTCTACAGCAGGTAAGCCCAAGTCTGGTGAGTCGGACCAAATGAAGAAGAAGAGAGCATCATTCAAAGCTAGACATGCTAAGAATATTGCTAAAGGCAAGATGAGTGCAGCTTATTGGGCTGACAAGGAGAAGTGGTGATATCTGATGCCAAGTTCTAAGAATTGCAAAAGAGATTAACGCATAAAACATATCTACACAAAGGAAGAAATGAAATGAGAATTACACCCCAAAACGGACCTAAGCCTCGTGGTGTTGGCCCTAAGCCTAAGTCCCCTACGCCTCGTGGTGTTGGACCTAAGCCTAAGTCCCCTACGCCTCGTGGTGCTGGACCTAAGATGGTTAATCCAGGTATGGGTCGTCCAACTCCTGGTCGCCCTAAGCCTCGTGGAGCTAATTCAGGTATCGCAGCAGCAGCAGCAGCATCGGGCGGCCCTAAGCCTCGTGGTGCTGGAGGCAAACCAGTTCGTCCAGGTATGCGTCGTCGGTAATCTAAACACATAAGGGTAAGTAATATGATCTTTAAGAACTATGAAAAAGAGTTGAATAAAGTCTGTTACTTTATCTCAGCTGATCTGGGGTGACATGCCTGTACGTAAAGTAAAGGGTGGGTTTAAGTGGGGTACTACTGGTAAGGTGTACCCTACTAAGGCTGAAGCACTGAAACAGGGTAGGGCCATAGAAGCCTCAAAGAAATCAAAGTAACAAAGAGAGCATTAAACAATGGCAACATCTAAGTTCGGTAAGGCTTTCGCAGCCGCCCGTAAAGAAAAAGGCCCAGGTAAGACATTTACTTTTGAAGGTAAGTCGTACAGCACTAACATGGCAAGTGACAAGAGTTCTGCTCCTACGTCATCCCCACGTCCTACTGCCCGTCCAACTAAGAAGGCCCCACCTATGAAGGGTCGTCCTGATAGTGCTCCACGTGTATCTGATGCAACAACAGTAGATCGTCGTTGGGCAGATGCAAACGCCAAGCCTAGGGCAGAAGAATCTAAGCCTAAAATGGAAGTAAAGACACCTACTTCTAGCACAACTCGTCCACAGGCTCGGCCTACAGCTGCACCAAAGTCATCCCCACGTCCTACCGCTCGTCCACAGCATATTGGTATGACAGCAGTTAACAACCTCTCTTCTGGTTCTAGCAATGCTCCACGTGCTACTTCTGATGCTGCACCTAAGGGTCGTACAGCTCCTGCTCGTGCTACACGTCCTGCTGCTACAGATCGTAACTTTACTTCGCCTACACCAAGCTCCTTCCCAACATATATGCAGTGGCGCAAGAAGAATGCTGGTGGTATCGTAGCTTATAACGCTGCAAAAGATAGACAGACAGGGCGTTAAGCACAATGGTTATGGTAGCACCAACTAAACCTCATAGGGCTATTACATACAACGTGTCCTGTGAGGTAGAAAACCAGCAGTACGCTTTGTATACTTGCCCAGCTAATGCTTCAGCTAGTATGAATCTCTTGTATATTGCTAACGCAGATGGTGTTACCGACATTGCTGTAACTTGGTATAGAACTCGTTACAATCAAACATTCCAGATCATCCAAGGTAAGAACTTTGCTTCTGGTGCTACTTACCAGTGGGATGGCAATGCATACATTGTCTTTGAACCAGGTGACATCATGTACATCACAGCTTCAGGTAATGCTCATCCTAACATTGATGCTTTATGTACAGTAGTAGAGACATTTATCCCTGTAGGGTAATAACAGGGTTGCAATATTAACATTACTCATGTAAGGTGTTATAACGTATAACTGTGTTTGTGATTAACACAGGAGTACCTTCACATGACTAACCTATTCAAACGTATCTTGGCTGCAATCATCAAAGCTAAGCAAACACAAGCAGATCGTATTATTCTTCAGATGCGCTGTTCTCAAGCCTATAGAGAATTGCTTCGTATGGATGAAAGAGAACTAGCTGATATTGGAATCCATAGAAACGATATCAAGAGGGTAGCCTATGACAAAAACTTTAACAGATAAACAACAGAAGTTTCTTGAGGTACTCTTTGATGAGGCTCAGGGTGACTTTGTTCTAGCTAAGCAGTTAGCTGGCTATAGTGATGCTACACCAACTCGTGGTATTGTAATCGCTCTAGAAGAAGAGATCTTTGATGCTACAAGGAAGTACATTGTACAGCTTGGCCCTCGTGCTGCTGCTGCCTTTGGTAATATCCTTGTAGACCCTACCCAACTGGGTGCAAAGGAACGTATGGCTGCTGCTGGACAGGTACTGGATCGTGCTGGTGTAGTTAAGACTGAACGTATTCAGGTTGAAGCTGCTGGCGGTCTATTTATCCTACCACCAAAGGATAGATCTGCGGATGACGAAGACTAATAATGGACGGATAGACTTGGGCTACTGGATGTTGCCCAAGCCTGACTTTCAGAATAAGAGATGGGAAAGAATCCCACGATTAAACATCAGGTACATCCCTTTTGGGTATGTAGTTGATCCAGAAGATGATAGATGGCTAAACCCTGTTCCCAAAGAGTTAGAGCTTTTAGAACAAGCTAAGAAGCACGTTAAGCAGTATAGTTTAAGAGAAGTTGCAGCTTGGTTAACTACTCAGTCGGGTAGACCAATATCACACATGGGACTAAAGAAGCGCATAGATGTCGAAAGAAAACGTAGGTCAATTATTGCAATTAAACGCAAGCTTGCCAAGTGGCTCGAAGAAACGATTGCGCAATACGAACAGCTCGAAAAAGAAAGAGTCGGTGCCTTCACCATCACTAAAGGAAGAACCGAAGAAGGTTGAACCTAAGAAAGTACCAGCTCAAGTCTTACCTCCAGAGTATGATGTAGAGCAAGCACAGAACATTGTCTTTGCTGCTAACCCTGGTCCACAGACTATGTATCTGTCTTCTAGTGAGCGTGAGGTCTTGTATGGTGGTGCAGCGGGTGGTGGTAAGTCTTATGCTACTCTAGCAGACCCTCTACGTGATCTTGGTCAGTCTGACTTCTCTGGCCTACTAGTACGACATACTACAGAAGAACTACGTGAGCTTATCCAGAAAAGCCAAGAACTATATCCTAAAGCTATTCCTGGTATTAAGTGGTCAGAGCGTAAGTCCCAGTGGACTACCCCACGAGGTGGCAAGATCTGGATGTCTTATCTAGACAGAGATTCTGACCTTATGCGCTATCAAGGCCAAGCATTTAACTATATTGCTTTTGACGAACTTACACAGTGGGCTACTCCTACAGCTTGGAACTATATGCGATCTCGTTTGCGTACAGCTTCACCTACACTAGGTAAGTATATGAGAGCTACTACAAACCCTGGTGGTCCTGGACACGCTTGGGTTAAGAAGATGTTCATTGACCCTGCTACACCAGGAAAGTCATTCTGGGCTACTGATATTGAGACTGGTGAGACACTAGCTTACCCCAAAGGTCACAGCAAAGAGGGTATACCCCTATTTAAACGTAGATTTATCCCTGCTAGTTTGTTTGATAATCCGTACTTGAGTGATAGTGGTGACTACGAAGCCATGCTATTGTCTCTTCCTGAGCACCAACGAAAGCAGTTGCTTGAAGGTAATTGGGATATTAACGAGGGTGCAGCGTTCCCTGAGTTTAACCGTAGTATACATGTGGTAGAGCCTTTTGATATACCTAAGGGATGGGCACGATTTAGAGCAGCAGACTATGGCTACGGTAGTTATACGGGTGTTCTATGGTTTGCTGTATCTCCATCTGAGCAACTCATAGTTTATCGTGAGTTATACTGCAGTAAAGTAACTGCTACAGATCTAGCAGATATCATCTTGCAACTAGAGTCTGAAGATGGTAGTATCCGTTATGGTGTGCTTGACTCCTCTCTCTGGCATAAAAGAGGTGATACTGGACCTTCCCTTGCTGAACAGATGATCCACAAAGGGTGTAGATGGAGGCCCTCTGATAGATCTAAGGGTTCTCGTATTGCTGGTAAGAACGAAATACACAGAAGGTTAAAGGTAGATGAGTTTACCAAAGAGCCTGAACTAGTTTTCTTTTCATCCTGTACTAATACTATTGCGCAGATTCCTAGCATCCCACTAGATAAGAACAATCCTGAGGATGTTGATACTAAGTCTGAGGATCACCTTTATGACGCACTGAGATACGGTATCATGACAAGACCCCGCAGTAGTTTGTGGGACTACAATCCAAACACACAGCGATCTGGCTTTCAGTCTGCTGACCCCACTATGGGCTACTAACAAGGACTAACTTATGGACCCTCTAGATTTTGATCCTACTTACGAAGAGAATATTGAATCTACTAACTCGTCTGCTCTCGAAGATATTAAAGAGGGTGATACCACAGACCCTAAAGCTGGTTCTATTATTAGTTTCATTGAAGCAAAGTACAAGAAAGCTGAAGATGCTCGTACTTCGGATGAAACTCGTTGGATGCAGTCTTACAGAAACTATCGTGGTCAGTATGGCCCTAATGTACGTTTCACTGACTCAGAACGCTCCCGTGTATTTGTAAAGGTCACCAAGACAAAGACCTTGGCAGCTTATGGTCAGATTGTAGACGTACTGTTTGGTAATAGTAAGTTCCCAATTACAGTTGATCCAACAACACTCCCTGATGGCGTAGCAGAGTCTGTACACTTTGATATGGACCCAGCTTCTGAGCCAGGCACGGCTACTATGCGTGATACGTTTGGTCCCCTCTTGTCTGGTGAGAACAAGCTGCTCCCAGGTGAGACTACCCAAACACTTCGTGAACGTGTTGGTGCTGCCTTTGCCAAACGTCTAGCACCTGTGCAAGAAAAGATCATTGACGGCCCAGGAACGCTGCCTACTAGTGTAACAGTTCATCCTGCTCAGGTTGCAGCT